GTACAAGGTGTACAGGGTGTACAGGGCTTACAGGGTGTACAAGGTGTACAGGGTGTACAGGGTGTACAAGGTGTACAGGGTGTCCAAGGCGTACAAGGTGTACAAGGCGTACAAGGCGTACAAGGTGTACAAGGCGTACAGGGTGTACAAGGCGTACAAGGCGTTCAAGGTATTCAAGGTTTTGGTATTATTTGGCGTGGATATTATGATTTTAATACTACATATTTCCAAAACGAAGTTGTATTCTATGACGGTAATAGTTGGATAGTACGTTATACTGGAGTTGAGGGAGTTCCAAAAGGTATTGATGATCCTCTAGCAGTTCCAGGCCCAACTGATCTTGATACTTGGTGGGAGAGATTAGCTAGCCAAGGTATTCAAGGTGTCCAAGGCTTACAGGGTGTACAGGGTGTACAGGGTGTACAGGGTGTACAGGGTGTACAAGGCGTTCAAGGTGTACAGGGTGTACAGGGTGTACAGGGTGTACAGGGTGTACAGGGCGTACAAGGTGTACAGGGCGTACAAGGTGTACAAGGTGTACAGGGTGTTCAAGGCGTCCAAGGTGTCCAAGGTGTACAAGGTGTACAGGGTGTACAGGGTGTACAGGGTGTTCAAGGTGTCCAAGGTGTACAAGGTGTACAGGGTGTACAAGGTGTACAGGGTGTACAAGGTGTTCAAGGTCTACAAGGTGTACAAGGTGTACAAGGCGTACAGGGCGTTCAAGGTGTACAGGGTGTACAAGGACAGCAAGGTATTCAAGGTTTAGGATTTAATTGGCGTGGTCAATGGGATCCAACAATTGGTTATGCTAAGAATGATGCTGTAAGATATGAAGGTCAATCATATGTTTCCTTGACAATGGAGAACCTAAATCATATCCCACCAGATACATTAGATGTATATTGGGATATTATTGCTGCTCAAGGTGTACAGGGTGTTCAAGGTATACAAGGTATTCAAGGTGTACAGGGCGTACAAGGTGTACAAGGTGTACAAGGTGTACAAGGTGTACAGGGTATTCAAGGATTTAGTGTTGTATGGAAAGGTGAATACAATTCTGCAACATTATATCAACAAAACGATGTAGTGTATTATGATGGTGATAGTTTTATTGCTATCCATCCAATTACGTTTACACCACCATATGGTAAATTTAGTAATCAAATTCCAGAATTTAGTCCGGGTGTAGTTAATACTACATATTGGAATAGAATGACAGCCCAAGGTGTTCAAGGCGTACAAGGTGTACAGGGTGTACAGGGTGTACAGGGTGTACAAGGCGTACAAGGCGTACAAGGCGTACAAGGCGTACAGGGTGTGCAAGGTGTACAGGGCGTACAGGGCGTACAGGGTGTACAAGGTGTACAAGGTGTACAGGGCGTACAGGGTGTACAGGGTGTCCAAGGTGTACAGGGCGTACAGGGCTTACAAGGTGTCCAAGGTGTACAGGGCGTACAGGGTGTACAGGGTGTCCAAGGTGTACAGGGCTTACAAGGTGTCCAAGGTGTACAGGGCGTTCAAGGTGTACAGGGTGTCCAAGGTGTACAGGGCTTACAAGGTGTACAGGGCGTACAGGGTGTACAGGGTGTCCAAGGTGTCCAAGGTGTACAGGGCGTACAGGGCGTACAAGGCGTTCAAGGTGTACAAGGCGTTCAAGGTGTACAAGGCGTTCAAGGTGTACAAGGCGTTCAAGGTGTACAAGGCGTTCAAGGCGTTCAAGGTGTACAAGGCGTTCAAGGTGTACAAGGCGTTCAAGGTGTACAAGGCGTTCAAGGTGTACAAGGTGTACAAGGCGTACAAGGTGTCCAAGGCGTTCAAGGTATTCAAGGTTTTGGTATTATTTGGCGTGGTGAATACGATTACACTAGAACTTATTATCAGAATGAAGTTGTATTCCATGATGGAAGTTCTTGGATAGTACGTTATACCGGAGTAGAAGGAGTTCCAACAGGACTTTCAAATTCTTTAGCAGTTCCAGGACCAACTGATCTTGACACTTGGTGGGAAAGAATCGCTAGCCAAGGTGTACAAGGCGTTCAAGGTGTACAAGGCGTTCAAGGTGTACAAGGTGTTCAAGGTGTACAAGGCGTACAAGGTGTACAAGGTGTACAGGGTGTACAGGGTGTACAGGGCGTCCAAGGTGTACAGGGTGTGCAAGGTGTACAAGGTGTACAAGGTGTACAAGGTGTACAAGGTCTACAAGGTGTACAAGGTGTACAAGGTCTACAAGGCGTACAAGGTGTACAGGGTGTACAGGGTGTACAGGGTGTACAAGGCGTACAAGGCGTACAAGGTGTACAGGGTGTACAAGGTGTACAGGGTGTACAGGGTGTACAGGGTGTACAGGGTGTACAGGGTGTCCAAGGCTTACAGGGCGTACAAGGTGTCCAAGGCTTACAGGGCGTACAAGGTGTCCAAGGCTTACAGGGTGTACAGGGCGTTCAAGGCGTACAGGGTGTACAAGGTGTACAGGGCGTACAAGGCGTACAAGGTGTACAGGGTGTACAAGGTGTACAGGGTGTACAAGGCGTACAAGGCGTACAAGGCGTACAGGGTGTGCAAGGTGTACAGGGTGTGCAAGGTGTACAGGGCGTTCAAGGTCAACAGGGTATTCAAGGTGGTGGGGTTACATGGAGAGGTACATGGTCATCAACCTTTACGTATCAAAAGAATGATGCTGTATTTTGGAAAGGCACATCATTTATTTCTATTGATCAACCTAATCTAAACCATCAACCAGATTTAAGTCCAAGTTATTGGGATATATTAGCAAGTCAAGGCGTACAAGGCGTACAAGGTGTCCAAGGCGTACAAGGTGTACAGGGTGTACAAGGCGTACAAGGTGTACAGGGTGTACAAGGTGTACAAGGCGTACAAGGCGTACAAGGCGTACAAGGCGTACAAGGTGTACAAGGTTGGCAAGGTATTCAAGGTGTACAGGGTGTCCAAGGTGTCCAAGGTGTACAGGGCGTACAGGGTGTACAAGGTTGGCAAGGTATTCAAGGTGTACAGGGTGTCCAAGGTGTCCAAGGTGTACAGGGCGTACAGGGTGTCCAAGGCGTACAAGGCGTACAGGGTGTCCAAGGCGTACAAGGCGTACAAGGTGTACAGGGCGTTCAAGGTGTACAAGGTGTACAAGGTGTACAAGGTGTACAGGGTGTACAAGGTGTACAGGGTGTACAAGGTGTACAAGGTGTACAGGGTGTACAGGGTGTACAAGGTGTTCAAGGTGTACAAGGTGTACAGGGTGTACAAGGCGTCCAAGGTGTACAGGGCGTACAAGGTGTACAAGGCGTACAGGGTGTACAGGGCATTCAAGGAAATCAAGGTGTCCAAGGTATCCAAGGTATTCAAGGTATTCAAGGTTTACAAGGTATCCAAGGGTTACAAGGTATCCAGGGTGTGCAAGGTCTACAGGGTATACAAGGCGTACAGGGCTTACAAGGTGTACAGGGTATTCAAGGTGTACAGGGTATTCAAGGTGTACAGGGTATTCAAGGTGTACAGGGTATTCAAGGTATTCAAGGTTTCAGTCTTATCTGGATGGGTACTTATAATTCGGGCACTACGTATCAACAAAACGATATTGTATTTTACCAAGGTAGTTCCTACATATATGTAAATTCAACATCCACTTCAGGTAATTTGCCAACGAATACTACATATTGGGATATGGTAGTAAGTCAAGGTATCCAAGGTACACAGGGTGTGCAAGGCGTACAAGGCGTTCAAGGCATACAAGGTGGTCAAGGTATACAAGGTATACAAGGTGTACAAGGTGTACAAGGTGTACAAGGTGTCCAAGGTGTACAGGGTGTTCAAGGCTTACAAGGTGTACAAGGTGTACAAGGTGTCCAAGGACAACAAGGTATTCAAGGTATACAAGGTATTCAAGGTGTACAGGGTGTACAGGGTATCCAAGGCGTACAAGGTGTACAAGGTGTACAAGGTGTACAAGGTGTACAAGGCGGACAGGGTGTACAGGGTGTACAAGGTGTACAAGGTGTACAGGGTGTACAAGGCGGACAGGGTGTACAGGGTGTACAGGGTGTACAGGGTATACAAGGTGTACAAGGTGTCCAAGGACAACAAGGTATTCAAGGTGTACAGGGTATTCAAGGTGTACAGGGTCTACAAGGGTTCCAAGGTACTAAAGGTGAAGGATTTACATTCTTAGGTGATTGGATAAGTTCTCAGAATTACGAAAGAAATGATACTGTATTCTATCAAGGTTCAAGTTATACAAGCACATTTGGTGATGGTTCTCCTGCATCTGGAAGTCCTTATTATAATACAAATAATCCACCAGGTACAGATATAACCATACCTGGAGTTGCTAAGAGTACTAATGCCGGTGTATTCACATGTACTTCAACTAACTTATATAATGCTGAAGTAATACTAGTAAGTGGTACTGTTCCAGCAGGATCCACATTCCCTAATCCATATACTGGTGGAAATTATACTGCTGGCACTGTTTTAACTAATGTTGTTTTCTATAATATTGGAACAACAAATGGTGCAAGTACTTCGTTCACTCTTGGTAATACACAATTTGCCGTATTTGGAGTTGACACATCTGGAGTCAATAGTGTAACCGGGCTTACATTTAAGGCTCGTCCATGGAACTTAGTTGCTAGCCAAGGTGTTCAAGGTGTTCAAGGTGTCCAAGGTCTACAAGGTATCCAAGGTGTACAAGGTATTCAAGGTGTACAGGGTGTACAGGGTGTACAAGGCGTACAGGGCGTACAGGGTATACAAGGTGGTCAAGGTGTACAGGGTGTACAGGGTGTACAAGGCGTACAAGGTATTCAAGGTGTACAAGGTGTTCAAGGTATTGTTGGTACTCCTGGTGGTTATACTGCATCATTTAATTGGGATAGTGCAACTACAGCAGCAGATCCTGGCAGTGGTGACGTAAGATTAAGTCGTGCTTGGACAAGTGCAACTGCTGGTAGTGTTTCTATATATGTTGATCAATTAGACGCTCAAGGACAAGATAGAACAGCGTTCTTTACTGCTATGACTGCTTTTGGATCATCAGGCAGTTACTACGGTGTTATAACATTACAACCAGATGGATCCAATACTAGATATGCCTTAACTGTTACCACAATAACCAATAATACTGGATGGTTTACCTTAACTGGTACATTTATTGATACACAAGGCACAGCGCCAGCAGATGGCAGTAAACTAAACGTAGCATTCCAGCCCGCAGGTCAACAAGGTATTCAAGGTATCCAAGGTGTACAAGGTGTACAAGGTATTCAAGGTATCCAAGGCGTGCAAGGACGTCAAGGTGTACAGGGTGTACAGGGTGTACAAGGCGTACAAGGTGTACAAGGCGTACAGGGTGTACAAGGTGGTCAAGGCGTACAGGGTGTACAAGGTGTACAGGGTGTACAGGGATTACAAGGTGTCCAAGGCGTTCAAGGTGTACAAGGACGTCAAGGTGTACAGGGTGTGCAGGGTGTACAGGGATTACAAGGTGTACAGGGTGTACAGGGTGTACAAGGTGGTCAAGGTGTACAGGGTGTGCAGGGTGTACAGGGATTACAAGGTGTACAAGGTGTACAGGGTGTACAAGGACGTCAAGGTGTACAAGGTGTACAAGGTGTACAAGGTGTACAAGGTGTCCAAGGTATTCAAGGTTTCAGTTTGGTATGGAAAGGTAATTATTCAGCCGCTACTACATATTTTGCCAATGATATTGTATTCCATAATGGTGCTAGTTATATTTTTGTAAATTCTACTGCTACCGCAGGTCAAACACCTTCAACAGGTATTGGTCAAACTTTATCAGTTAATACTGCTTATTGGAATCAAATTACTAGCCAAGGTATTCAAGGTGTTCAAGGTGTTCAAGGTGTACAGGGTATTCAAGGTGTACAAGGTGTACAGGGTATTCAAGGTGTACAGGGTATTCAAGGCGTCCAAGGTGTACAAGGTGTACAGGGTGTACAAGGTGTACAAGGTGGTCAAGGTGTGCAGGGTGTACAGGGTGTACAGGGTATTCAAGGTGTACAAGGTGTACAAGGTGTGCAGGGTATTCAAGGCTTTAGTATTGTTTGGAAAGGAACTTGGTCTTCTGCAACAACTTATACACAAAATGATACTGTATATTATAATGGCCAAAGTTACATTTATGTAAATTCAACCCCAGCAGCCAACCAAGCACCGTCAACAGGTCAAGGATCAAGCCTTGTAGTTAACACTGCATACTGGAACCAAATGACCAGTCAAGGCATCCAAGGTGTTCAAGGCGTTCAAGGTGTGCAGGGCATACAAGGTGTACAAGGACGTCAAGGTGTACAAGGTGTTCAAGGCGTACAAGGTGTACAAGGTGTCCAAGGTGTACAGGGTGTACAAGGTGTACAGGGCGTACAAGGTGTCCAAGGTGTCCAAGGTGGTCAAGGCGTTCAAGGCGTTCAAGGCGTTCAAGGTGTACAGGGCATTCAAGGTTTTAGTTTAGTATGGAAAGGAACATACGCTGCTGGTACAACATATACACAAAATGATACTGTATTTTACAATGGTAATAGTTACATATTTGTAAACTCAACCCCAACCGCAGGACAAGCCCCATCAACTGGAATAGGTGCATCACTTATAGTTAATACTGCCTACTGGAACCAAATGACCAGTCAAGGTATACAAGGTATCCAAGGTGGTCAAGGTATTCAAGGTGTACAGGGTGTACAGGGCTTACAAGGCGTACAAGGTATTCAAGGTGTACAAGGACGTCAGGGCGTACAAGGTATTCAAGGTGTACAAGGTGTACAAGGTGTACAAGGTGGTCAAGGTGTACAGGGTGTACAGGGCGTACAGGGCGTACAAGGTGTACAAGGTGTCCAAGGTGTACAAGGACAACAAGGTATTCAAGGTTCAGGCTTTAAGTGGCGTGGTTCTTGGGGTGCAGGAGTTAGCTATGCTCAAAGTGATATGGTTATCTTCTCTGGTAGCACATATGTAAATATTGGAGCATATACTACACAAGAACTAACTGGAGTATCGATAACATCCAATGGTTTAAGTTTCTCAAGTACAACAGCACCAGCAGTGGGTACAACTGTTATTGTCGTTGGAACAAATACTGGTGGTGGTAGTTTACAAAGTTACAGCACAAATAATCCTACTGGTGGTTGGGTATATTACATTAAAGCAAGTACCTCGACATCTGTCGAATTAGGATTAAGTTACGCAAGTTCAACAAGAGTCAGTAATAGTGCTGGAACACCAACAGGATTATTATTCTATGCTAATAGCCGTACACCACAATTCCATGACTCTGATAACGTAGACAATGGTACATTCTTCCAAAATTGGGAATTGACAGGTGCACAGGGTATTCAAGGCGTACAAGGTGTACAAGGTGTACAAGGTGTACAAGGACGTCAAGGTGTACAGGGTGTACAAGGTGTACAGGGTGTACAAGGTGTACAGGGCGTACAGGGTGTACAAGGTTATAGTACTACTTGGAGAGGTACATATGCCGCTGGTACAACATATTACGCTAATGACATTGTATTCTATGATGGCAATAGTTACATCTATAAAAACTTAACTGCGGCAGCGGGACAAACACCAGCAACTGGTAATCCTCCAGTAGTCAATAGTACATACTGGAATCAAATGACTAGTCAAGGTATCCAAGGTATCCAAGGTGTACAGGGTGTACAAGGTGTCCAAGGTGTCCAAGGACGTCAAGGTGTACAAGGTGTACAAGGTGTACAAGGCGTACAAGGTGTACAAGGCGTACAAGGCGTACAAGGTGTACAGGGTTACAGTGCTGTTTGGAGAGGCACATATGCTCCTGGAACTACATATTATTCTAATGATATTGTATTCTATGATGGTAATAGTTACATATTTGTAAATGCAACTGCAACGGCAGGACAAACACCAGCAACTGGCAATCCTCCAGTAGTTAATACTACCTACTGGAATCAAATGACCAGCCAAGGTATCCAAGGTATCCAAGGTGTACAAGGTGTCCAAGGTGTCCAAGGTGTCCAAGGACGTCAAGGTGTACAAGGTGTACAGGGCGTACAAGGTGTACAGGGCGTACAGGGTGTACAGGGTGTACAGGGTGGTCAAGGTGTACAAGGCGTACAAGGCGTACAAGGTGTACAAGGTGTACAAGGTGTACAAGGTGTACAGGGTGTACAGGGTGTACAAGGTTACAGTACTACTTGGAGAGGTACATATGCCGGTGGTACTACATACTATGCTAATGATATTGTATATCATAATGGCAATAGTTATATCTACATCAACGCCACTGCTGGATCAGGCCAAGCCCCATCAACTGGAATAGGTGCATCACTTGTAGTTAATACCACATACTGGAACCAAATGACCAGCCAAGGTATTCAAGGTTTACAAGGTGTACAAGGTGTACAGGGTGTACAGGGTGTTCAAGGTATTCAAGGTGTACAAGGACGTCAAGGCGTACAAGGAGTACAAGGTGTTCAAGGAGTACAGGGTGTTCAAGGTGGTCAAGGCGTCCAAGGCGTCCAAGGCGTCCAAGGCGTCCAAGGCGTCCAAGGTGTACAGGGCGTACAGGGTGTACAAGGTTATAGTACTACTTGGAGAGGAACTTGGAATTCTACTAACACATACTATGCTAATGATATTGTATTCCATAATGGTAATAGTTTCATTTATAAAAATGCTACACCATCATCTAATCAGGAACCATCAACAGGTGTAGGACAAAGTTTAGTAGTCAATAGTACATATTGGGATCAAATGACCAGCCAGGGTATCCAAGGTATCCAAGGTGTACAAGGTGTCCAAGGAGTACAGGGTGTACAAGGACGTCAAGGTGTCCAAGGCGTACAAGGAGTACAAGGTGTACAGGGTGTACAAGGTGTACAGGGTGTACAGGGTGGTCAGGGTGTCCAAGGCGTCCAAGGCGTCCAAGGCGTACAGGGCGTACAGGGTGTACAGGGTGGTCAAGGTGTTCAAGGTGTACAGGGTGTACAGGGTGTACAGGGACGTCAAGGTGTCCAAGGTGTACAAGGCGTACAAGGTCTACAAGGTGTACAAGGTGGTCAAGGCGTACAAGGCGTACAAGGTGTACAAGGCGTACAAGGTGTACAAGGTGTACAAGGCGTACAGGGTGTACAAGGTGTTCAAGGTTACAGCACAGTTTGGAGAGGAACTTACGCAGCAGGTACAACTTATTATGCTAATGATATTGTATTCCATAATGGTGCTAGTTACATATACATTAATGCTACTGCCGGATCAGGTCAGGCCCCATCAACTGGAATAGGTGCATCACTTGTAGTTAATACCACATACTGGAACCAAATGGTAAGCCAAGGTATTCAAGGCTTACAAGGTGTACAAGGTGTACAGGGAGTCCAAGGTGTACAGGGTGGACAAGGTGTCCAAGGTGTACAGGGTGTACAAGGCGTACAAGGTGTACAAGGTGTACAGGGTGGTCAAGGCGTACAAGGACGTCAAGGTGTACAAGGTGTACAGGGCATCCAAGGTGTACAGGGTGTACAGGGTGTACAGGGTGGACAAGGTGTACAAGGTAATCAAGGTGTACAAGGTGTACAAGGTGTACAGGGTATCCAAGGTGTACAAGGTGTACAAGGTGGTCAAGGCGTACAAGGACGTCAAGGTGTACAGGGCGTACAAGGTGTACAGGGCGTACAGGGTGTACAGGGTGTACAGGGTGGTCAAGGTGTACAAGGAAATCAAGGAGTACAGGGTGTACAAGGCATCCAAGGTGTACAGGGCGTACAGGGTGGACAAGGTGTTCAAGGTCTTGGTGTAGTATGGAAAGGGACTTGGAGTAGCGCAACAACTTATTCTGTGAATGATATGGTGTTCTTTAATGGAACAAGTTATATCGCTGTAGCAGTTAACACAAATAGTCAACCACCAAGTGCAAATTGGGCACAAATTAGCAGTCAAGGTATCCAAGGTGTACAAGGCGTTCAAGGTGGCCAAGGCGTTCAAGGCGTTCAAGGCGTTCAAGGTGTGCAGGGTGTACAGGGTGGTCAAGGTGTACAGGGTGTACAAGGAGTTCAAGGAATCCAAGGTGTACAGGGTGTACAAGGTGGCCAAGGTGTACAAGGCAATCAAGGTGTACAGGGCGTACAAGGTGTACAAGGTAGTCAAGGCGTACAGGGCGTACAGGGCGGTCAAGGTATACAGGGTGTACAAGGTATTCAAGGCGTACAAGGATTCCAAGGATTCCAAGGATTCCAAGGATTTACTGGAGCCCAGGGTGTACAAGGATTCCAAGGATTCCAAGGCTTTACTGGAGCACAAGGTGTACAAGGTTTCCAAGGATTCGTTGGACAACAAGGTATACAGGGTATCCAAGGTGAAAAAGGTCTACAGGGTGATACAGGTACACAAGGATTTACAGGAAGTACAGGTGCTCAAGGTACTACAGGTACTACAGGTGATACAGGTTTACAGGGATTACCAGGACCACAAGGTGCTACAGGAAGCACTGGTTCACAAGGTACACAAGGTCCACAAGGTATAGACGGAACTATTGGAACACTATCACTAGCAGACTTCAAGAATGTAGTGGCCAATAGTGCTAACTTCGCAGACTTTAAGACTAATGTAGCAGCACTATAAGGAGATGACTAGCAATGCCAATTAATTTAGATCAGACGGGCCCAGCGCATTTATTAAGCACCGATGAAGATGGTCTGATCCTTAATGGCAGTCCAGTCATCTCAAAGAGTATTCATGTCAGTGACATCGAACCAAAGACCTATTTTGGTGATACTAATACTAAATTATTATGGTTAGATACCGGTACACAAGGCATCAGCATATTTCCAAATGGTGGAGCAGCCAATTATATTTTGAGAACTGATGGAAATGGTACATTAAGTTGGATACCTCCAAGCAGTATTGATGCAACAAAGTTTCATTATTTCGTAAATGACGATGTTTTTGTAGCTGATCCAGGATCAGGATTTGTAAGTTTTCCTAGAGCCAATGGCACAGGAATGAGTACAACAACTAATCTTATAATTAGTGCTACTGATAAAAGTGGAAATAATATAGGAAGTTTTATTAATGCTCTTTCGGCTTATGGTAACAATAATCGTAGAGGATTTATCAAGATAGAAAGAGAGAATGATCCTAATCATTTTCAAATATTTGAATTTAGAACTTTAACAGATAATACTACATATTTTGAAATTGCTGTTACTGTAGTTAGAGTAGAGATTGGGGATGAGAATTTTCCCGACAATGATCCAGTTAGTATAACATTTAGCCCAGCAGGTCCAGAAGGTGTTGCTCAGGATTTGACCAATTATGTGACTTTAAATGGTACACAAGACCTTAAAATTAAAACTTTAACGCAGCCATTTATTAAACAACCTGTTTTGAAGACCACAGAGTTTCTTTTAACTGGAGTCAATATTGGCGCAAGTGGTTTAATTACTTGTGATTCAACAGACTTATCTAATGTAACAATAGCATTAACTGGACAATTTACTTGTACTGCTACAACTTTTGCAATAAATGATGCAATTCGTATTACTGGAACATTAACTGGTGCAGGATCAATTACTGGTTACTCTGATGGTAATGTATATTATGTGATTGCCACTAACGGTTCCACAGAATTTACCTTGAGTAGTACTCTAGGTGGTAGTCCAATCACTACTGGACAAGGATCATCAACTGGATTAACTTTTTCAAGAGTTCAATTCACTATAAATGACATAGTTAAAATCGTAGGTAGTAATAGTGGTACTGGAACTATAACAGGATATGACCCTCTTGGTAGTTTATACTTTATTATTTCAACAAATGGTGTAGATGAATTTACTCTAAGTGAAAATGTATCTGGTACAGCAGTTACAACATCAGCAGGTACAGTACTTGGAGCAATGACATTTACCAGTAATGTAAGTACAAGTATAACATTTGATGATGGATTTAGTGATAATGGTTATGAAACTAAATTAACTGTACTTAAGAATACAGCAGACCGTAAAATTATATTACCAGATGCAAATACTACACTAGTTGGTATTGATAATACTCAAACATTAAGTAATAAAACTATTATAGAGCCTAACATAACTGACCCAGATATAAATCTTACATATTCTGGTGGTGCTGCTGCTACAAATATCACAGTATCAAGTGGTTTAGCCACTGCTTTTAATACAAGAATTGGCACTACAGCAGATAATCAATACAGTTGGACCACTAATTTATACTATGATGGAACAGCCTGGCAGAAGGATGATAATGCAAGAGGTGCTTGGAGGTTAAATCAAGTAGCCCTGACTACGGATAGTGCCAGTGAAATAGCCGTAACATATGCTCCTGTAGGTAGTTCAATAGTACAAGACCATTTAAAAATTGATGGATTAGGTGTAATTAGATTGCCAATTGATGTATCTAGCACTGATATAACTACAGGAACATTGGTTGTTGAAGGTGGAGTAGGAATAGGTGAGAATTTAAATGTAGGCGGGGACTTTAATCTTACTGGAGATTTAATAGCAGGTAGTATTCAAAGTACACCAATTGGTACTAGTTTTAGAGAAACTGGTGCCTTTAGTACATTGAGTGCTACAGGAGAATTTGAAGTAACTGATGTTACAGAAAGTACTAGCCAATCTACAGGTGCAGCAGTTATTACTGGTGGATTAGGTGTAGGTAAAGCCATAAATGCCAAAGGCCCAGTATGGTTTAATGATTTAGATCCTTTAGAAACAAAACTAATAGGTTATAGTCTAGTATTACAGGGTAATCAATCTAAACTTAGAGTAGGTCCTAATTATACAGCAGGTGCAGCAGATTATATTGATATTATAACAGATGAAGATAATCCATATATTAGTACAAGCAGTGATAATTTTACATTTTCAAATGTAAAGACTGGTGGAAATATAACACTTACTGCTACTGATGCTGCTGTAATTGTAGCAGAAGATACAGCAGCAACGGATAAGATCACTGGTGCGTTGCAGGTAGTAGGTGGAATAGGTGTAAGTTTAGATATACATGCAGATGATATCTATGTATATGGACAAACAGGGTTAGCAAACACAGCCAGTCAAGTTGTTAGTTTAGCTGCCACACAAACATTGACGAATAAAACTTTAACAGAACCTACAATTGATGATGCAGTTATAACAGGAACGATTAATACAGGGCCCAATACACCTGGATTATTAGGTCAATTGTTAAGTAGTACTGGTACAGGTGTTGCTTGGGTCAATCCTGTAAGTTTTAGTGCTATGGTTTACGAAAAAGGATCTGACCAAAATATCAACCCAAGTGGTGATGTTAGTTGGAACAGTAATGTTCTTTCAAGTCTTGGTTCAAGTTTTGGTTCTATGAACGTGAATGGTATATTTACTTTCAGTGTAGCAGGAACATATTTGGTTACTTTAAACTATAGTCTTACTGACATCAATGGTGGATCAGCGTATCCATCGACTGATTTTTGGATTAAGAAAAATAACTTAAATACTGTAAAATATTGTCAAATTTTGACTAATGGAGTAAGACGTGGCAGTGTAAGTGAGATGATTGATTTTGCTGTCAATGATACACTAATTTGGTTTGTGAATACTGCATTACGAGTAAATGGTGGTGCTGCTACTGGTAGCCGAATTACTATAATTCGTGTAGCTTGATGTTGACAATGTAAAAAATTCCTGTATAATGTCAGCATAGATAACTACAACTATGCAAGAATTAGGAATGTATTGTCTCTGTTACGTAGGCAGAGAACCCAAAAAGAGTCAATTTAACCAGCAGAATTTAATGTGCGGGTCAGTGAACTATAACTATGCAGATGTTATAGCCATGCAAAGTCGCGGATTCTTAATGGATCATACTGGCGGAGAGCATATAAGTCATATGAATAGTGACTTTGGAAGTTTAACTGGATTGTTTTGGGTATGGAAAAATACAGATCATGAATTTAAAGGAACTAATACTTATAGAATTTTTTGGGATGACGAACTTGATCTAAGACCAAACAGAGTATATGTTCCTGAATCTAAAGATATTGTTACAGCAATTAAAGGGTTTGCCCCTCATGTTGATAATGTTTATGATCATTTTAGTCATTGTCATAATAGTTTAGGATGGCAATTATTATATGGTCTAGCTGGTGATCGTCGTATACCTATTACAATTTCGATGATAGATCAGTTAAGAACTTACAAATATCTTATTCCTTTTCATATGTTCACTGCTCACAGAAGTATTTTTAATACTATTTGTGAACATTTGTTTTCAATTTTATTTGAGTTTCATTCAAACTACGCTAGTTTTCTACCAGAAATTTATAGAAGAAATCAACAGGTTAGGTTTTATGATTTTTTTGCAGAAAGAATTTTACATTTGATTTTAGCAAATAATTATTATTTCTTAGGAAAAGTAGACGTAGCACATTTACCTATTTTGGACATAGATCATCATGCTTGATAATAAAAAAATACAACCTTTTTTGCTTGACTATGTAAAAGACCCTACGAATCCAGAAACAAATTTTGTTATGGCTTTAGAATATGATAATATGGGTCAATTGGCCAGTGCTGTTAGTTATTATCTACGTACTGCTGAAAGAGCCTATGATGATTTATTAAAATATGAATGTTTGATTAGAGCCAGTATTTGTTTTGAAAAACAAGGTAGTAGAAATTTTACAGTAAAAGGATTACTACAACATGCCATTTCTATACTACCAAATAGACCAGAAGCCTACTATCATTTAAGTAGATTTTATGAACATAAACAAGATGATGGTCATTGGAATGATACTTATATGATTGCTAGTATTGGTGAAAAGGTAGCCGACTATGCTAATGTTGGTTTAAGAACAGATGTAGGTTATTTAGGTAAAGATAGTTTATTATTTCAAAAAGCCCTAAGTGGTTGGAACTGTGGGCTTTGTGATGAGAGTAGAACAATTTTTAAAAACTTAATGCGTAGTGAACAGTTACCAGAAGATTATAAACGTATTGTTTATAATAACTTAAAGTTTATGAGTAATTATATTGAAATACCTTTTGATACTTACGATAAAAGTAAGTATTCTAAACTACGTTATAAGTTTCTTGGTGCTGAAAATATTGAGGCAAATTACAGTGAAGCATATCAGGATATGTTTGTTCTCAGTATGCTCAATGGCAAGAGAGGTGGAACATTTATTGAGGTAGGTGCAGGTAGACCATTTTATGGAAACAATACTGCATTGTTAGAAAAAGATTTCGCTTGGCGTGGAATAAGTATTGACTTAGATGAACGTCAAGTTAGTAATGATCGTAAGACACCTTTTTTAATTAAAAATGCTTTAGAAATTGATTATAGTAGAATTATTCGTGAACTTAATTTAGGTCCTGTTGTAGATTATCTGCAACTTGACTGCGACCCACCAGAAGTAACTTTTGAAATATTAAAACGTATTCCTTTTGATGATTTTAAGTTTAGGGTTATAACTTATGAACATGATTATTACAATACAGATAAAAAAGAATTAAGACAGCAATCAAGAGATTATTTGTTATCTAAAGGATATGTTCTAGTGGCTACTGATATTGCCCCAGATGAATGGCGTAATTATGAGGATTGGTATGTATATCCAGATCACGTTGATAAAGAAATCTATTCTATTATGAGAGATCTCAGTGACGCCACTAAAAAGGGCGAAAATTACATTTTAGCAGGACAATAATTATGATTCCAGTAATAGGTACTTGTGTAGTTTTTACAACACATTGGGTTGAACGTTTGTTGGCCAGTGTGGATTTTCCTGTAGAAAATTTCCTTATTATTAATAATAATGGTAAAGGTGAGATAACAGAAAATTTAGATGCATTGGCCAAAGTTAAACGTAGGTTCATTAAAAATGTTCACGTTATTCATATGCCTTGTAATTTAGGAGTTCCAGCAAGTTGGAATCTTATAATTAAAAGTTATATGATGGCTCCTTATTGGGTTATTGTAAATGATGATGTAGCATTTGGTAGGGGCATACTAAAAGAAATTTATGACAAGGTTAATGAAGATCCAGAAGTAGCCATTATTCATGCTAACCAAGGAGACTTTAATGTAGGTAGTTGGGACTTGTTTTGTCTAAGAGATCATGCAGTTGCTAAGTTTGGTCTCTTTGATGAAAATATGTATCCTGCATATTGTGAGGATGATGATTATATCATGCGTATGATGCATGCCGGAGTCAAAAAAGTACTAGGCTTAAACAGTATGTATTATCATGGTGATGGTGATAAAACTGAATATCATTTTTACGGAGGTAACACACGTAGACATGATCCAGAAGTTATGAAAAAATTAGATGAAGCCCGTGATATGAACATTGAATATCTCACAGAAAAATGGGATAAACATTGGAGAACATGTTGGCCAACTACAGAACCTTGGATAGGTCAGCCGCATGTTCTTAATGAACAAAGATTCGATTTAGAATTTTTACGCAAGAAGTATATAGGATTTTAGATTAAATCCATTACATTAAAAATAGTTTCTAATTTATTACGAATATTTCTGTTACTAAAACTACTTCTAAGACCTTGGTGCAAAGGCTTAGGTGCGAGATCAATAGTACTCCAACTATAACCTGAATGTTCTTTGCTCAGTGTAGGTAAAAATTCTCGATCAACTACACATAGAAAAGTATGAAAATGAAATACTTTATCATTACTAACAAAAGTTTCTAAGGGTATAGATTTTATAATGTTAGGCAAATCGCCAATTTCTTCTTTCATTTCTCTAAGAAGACTTTGCCAAGCATTTTCACCAGACTCGGCAGTACCACCTACTAGACTCCAAGTTCCCCGATGTTTGCCATCTGATTTTTGTAATAGAAGAATTTTTTTAGTTTTTTTAGCGTAGAATAATGCACCGCTACAAATTATTTGATCTTTTAAAGAATTAATTTCCAATCTCCTCTACGGTATTCACCTTCAAAACTTTTACTCCACCGAATACCGTCCCATTTATATTGTACATTACTATGTATATTAGTTAGATAAAATATGGTATTTTTTTCTTTAGTACTATCAAAAATCACATGCCAGTTTGAGCCAGTCCATTCAATTATATCATTTGTATTTGCTATAAAATCTTTCCCGTTAGAATTTTTCCAAGCATCTGGACCGTCTTGGTTTACATTTAAAATATAAGTAATAACATCATCAATTATAGCATCATCAATTAGTCGTATAACTAATTTGCCATCTATATTATGCGGAACAAAATTAACAGCCATATCATTGATATAAACTTCGATATCGTCTACTTTAGCATAATCTATATTAGTATCAATTCTGTTACTGTTATTTTCTGCAATTAATGTCTCTCTGATTCCACCACCAATATTATTAATAATTAGATATCTAGTTCCTACAATAGGTATTGGTAATCCGCTGTTAGGACCTTTAGTTTCTGGATCTACAATAGCATCAAATGTTCCAGGACTATTGGGTCTGTATGGTGTTATTATATCAGTATTACTAGGATAGGTATCTTGATCCCAGTTAATATGTAAGCATGTTTCATCTAAAGGATTAAGAGCAATACGTCCTATGACATCAGTACCATTAGGTTGTCGTAAAAATATTTTACTTTCACCAGATTGAAAATTATTGATATGTTTTCCAATTATTGCACGCCAGTTTAATGCATTGCTAGTGTTAGGTTCGTCATACGTGATATCATTGTTTCTGTGTCCTTCTGTGGTAGGACTAAAAATTTTAGCACATCCGCCGTACACTATTATATCATATGTGGACGCATCTATAATAATAGGACTTGGAAGTTGATCATATAGTGCTTTGGTTCCCTCATTAGGGTCTGCTCCTAACCCATCAATATATCCTTGGGCACTTTCTCCAATGTTAGAATACATGCTCATAACAATCCTACTAACAATTCCAAGCTTTTTAACTTTACTAGGAGGACTAATCCATATAGGCATGCTGAGAGTCAATGATGCAATATCAATTGGGCTATCTTGACCCACTGGTATTTGTCTACTACTAAAATTAACATCATCCAAATAGACTACGCTAAGGCTAGTCCAATCTACGAAATTGTCTGTAGTTTGTATATCTAAACTAGGATTGAATAACATTAGTATTTGTTCTAATATTTGTAATTTTTGTTCAGTGCTGCCAGTCCAAATATCTGCTTTTACTACTAGTTTATAGGGAGTGGGCATCAATCTTTCTACTGTATATTGACTTCCTTGGCTACTGTTGTATTCGCCATTTTCTATACCTCTTTCACGTAAATGAACTTTGCCTACAAAAGTTGGGTCTGCTAAACGATCCTTCTCCATTTCTAAACTTGAAATAGATACAGCGATTCTTGGAGGCCCGTTAACTTTATTTTCACTATTTTGTTTGATTAAATTGGCTACTTGACGGTCTATATCACCGTACATGACTGGTACAGGTACTAACCTACCATCACCAAATTTTACTACAAAATTACTAAGTAATCGTATGGTTTGTAGTAGGTATCTTCTTATCTGACCATCATAAAAAAACTGCATTATAAATCTGCCTTGGGTTTTAACACTTTGCTTAGTGCTTGACGTTCTATTATTTGCTCACCATTAATAGTGTTTACAGTATCGTTATTAATAAATCCAAGCCTATGAGTATTTCTGTTGTTGCTATTAGTCAAGGTATGTCGTACAGCATCTTCACTTCTTACCCATCGTTGCCCATCAAATCTAAATAATCTATTAGGTAAAAAATCTGTTCTTAAGAAATAATCATTAATCATAGCATTCACTGGAAAAATAGTTCCGTGGCCAAAGTCGTAGCCATTCGGAGGAAAGCCATCTCCAATTAAATGTCCTGCGTATCCAGGTCTAGTAGCACGCCCATAAATTCTACTAGCATCTAATCCAGTACTACTAGCATCGATGTCCATTTGATCAGCAGTTTCAATTATAGGGCTTCCAGTGTTGGGGTCTATTGCTAGAGTAAAATACTGTCTTGTTTCATATCCACTCATTGGAGCATCTGCTTCAGCTTGATTTAGTATAGCATTATTAATTTCAAGTTCCTGACTTTTTGTACTTAATAATTCTCTAAGTGTTTGATCAGTATTTTCACCAGCAGGTTTGTCTAGTATATCAGCAAATGCCTGACTATCTGTTATTTTCTTTAATTTTATTCTATATAAATGTGGCCACCAAGTTTGGCTAAAACCTTCGCTGGCACGACTAACATCTTCTATGACAAAATATCTTGGCAATGCAAGACTATAATCATTAAGAGCGAACTCGTCAACTAGGTGAGGAAGTTCGAAAACATCTCCACTTATAGGTTTACGACCTACAGTTCTAATCCAATCATTAATATGAACAGTGGCGAATATGGTATCATTGTCAATAAAAAGTCCAAACTGGCTAAGATTAAAATCTAAATTTTGAACTTGGTAATGACCTCTGATTCTATAAATGCTAGGGTCATATTTTCGATCACGGTTTTCCAGTAGTAACAAATCTTGAATATTTGTTTCTTTTAGTTCAGCATAATGTGGTTGATCTGCTGTGGCATTTTCTGGACTCGTGTTCACACCAAGGTATTTGTGTAGATAAAAATCAGTACCACCAATCTGGAACATTTCACTGATCTGACGATCAATAAATTTAAAGTCGTATCCACGTTCTGGACGATATAGGCTCAAGCGAGGCATAGTGTATTTATCGGCTGATAAATAACTTGCAGGAGCCCAAAATGTCAGAAAAAACTACTATCTTACTAGAGCGTGAAAAAGTATATAATTATTGTAAAACTATGCTGGGTGATGGTATGGTTGATGTAGAACTTGACCCAAGTCACTATGAAATAGCCCTAGATCGTGCTATTGCCAAGTATCGTCAAAAAAGCCCTAATGCTGTAGAAGAATCGTACTATTTTTTAGAACTTAAAGAAGATACCAACGACTATAGATTGCCTAAAGAAATTATTGAAGTACGTAGTATATTTCGTCGTACTATAGGTAGTCGTACAGCAGGTGGTAGTGGTGGCACACAGTTTGAACCATTCAATCTAGCCTATACAAATACATATCTATTGAATAGTACTATGCTAGGAGGTATAGCAACATACGATATGTTTGCTCAATATCAAGAATTAGTAGGACGTATGTTTGGTGCTTTTATTGAATTTCAATGGATACCAACTACACATACTTTACGTATTCTTCAAAGACCTTATAGTGAAGGTGAGCAAGTATTGATCAGAGGTTATAATTATAGGCCTGATTATATCTTACTACAGGATCAATATGCAGCACCATGGTTTAAAGATTACTCTCTGGCCAATTGTAAAATGATGTTAGGGGAGGCTAGAGGAAAGTTTAGTCAAATAGCAGGCCCTGGTGGTGCTGGTGGGCTAAACGGATCTGATCTCAAAGCAGCAGCCAAAGAAGAAATAGAGAAATTGGAAAAAGAGATAGACACCTACGTAGCCGGTGGCACAGGATATACTTTTATTATCGGATAAACTTGACTTTGCCTATTAATTCAAATATTATACACAAAAAGGAGTATACTATGATTGTGGGTATTTGCGGTCTTATTGGTAGTGGCAAAGATACTATTGCTGACTATCTAGTTAATTTCCATGAGTTTCGTAGAGAAAGTTTTGCTCGTAGTTTGAAAGATGCTGTAGCCGCTGTGTTTGGTTGGGATAGGGATATGTTGGAAGGCCGTACCAAACAGAGTAGAGAATGGCGTGAGCAAGTAGATTTTTGGTGGAGTAGCCGGTTAGGTATGAAAATCACTCCACGTTGGGTACTACAGAATTGGGGTACAGAAGTTTGTCGCCAAGGATTTCATGATGATATTTGGATCGCCAGTCTTGAAAATAAGTTAAGGAACAGCAACGATAGCGTGGTTATTAGCGATTGTAGATTCCCTAATGAGATAGGTGCCATTAAGAAAAACGATGGTATTATTATATGGGTACAAAGGGGCAATTTACCTGATTGGTACGATACTGCGGTTGATGCTAATCTAGGGAACAAACGTGCCTTAAAAATTATGACAGATATAGGTATTCACCCCAGCGAGTGGAAATGGATCGGTACAAATTTTGATCTAGTATTGGATAATAATCATAGTTTAGATGACTTATATAATAAAATAGAAACACTAGTAATTAATAAACCTTCTTTGAATATGGATAATAAGGTGGCGTATTTATATAATACAAGCGCCTAGAATGTAGATTTTTCCTTTATCAACTTGGTATTTTTTGCTCAAGTGTGCTAAATACTAGAGTAAGATTTAGGAGAAATCTAACAATGGCACAACTTAATTCACCTGGTGTAACAGTCACCGTTGTTGACGAGAGTTTTTATACTCCAGCCGCACCAAGCACAGTACCTTTAATTGTAATAGCAACAGAAGAAAACAAACCTAACGGTGCAAACACCGGAATAGCACCTGGAACGCTTAAAGCCAATGCAGGGTTAGCATATTTGATAACAAGTCAAAGAGATCTTTCAGAAACTTTTGGTATTGCCAGTTTCAAGACTGATGCAAATAATAACCCTATCCATGCTGGCGAGCAGAATGAATATGGTCTTCATGCAGCCTATAGTTTCTTAGGTGTCAGTAATAGAGCATATGTTGTAAGAGCAGATGTTGATCTAGGAGCAATTAATGCTAGATCTGAAGTTCCTAAAGCTCCACCAGTAAATAGTACATATTGGCTTGACATAGGTCAAAGTGATTGGGGAATTTTTGAATGGAATGGAGATCCTAAAGGAACTGGTAAAGGTCAGACATTTACTAAAAAAACAGTTACAGTAATAAATGATCCTGCAAAGGTAGTTGATTTTGCTAATGGTGATTATACTCCTAAATCAAGTGTTGGTGCTGTTGGCGACTATGCTGTTGTTTCTTTAATGAATCTTGATACGACCTATAGTGATCCGGATGGAATATGGTTCAAGAGTCCTGGTAATAGTTTTAGTGTAAATGCAGGTGATTGGGTACTAGTAGGTAGCCAAGAATGGAAAGATAGTTGGCCAATTCAAATATCAACAAAAGCTAATATAGCCAGTGCTGATACCAAAACTTTAGTTTTTGATGCTGATGGAATTTCAGGATTTGAGACTATAACTTTATCAGGCACAACTGCTGCTGTATTAGCAGCACAGATTAATTCAACAAGTACTACAATGAAAGCTAGTGTTACAAAGAATGGAAGACTGGCATTATATTGTAGTTCAAACATTAGGTCAATTACTATTGATTCATCAAGCACAGCACTAGCAGATTTGGGAATATCGTCTGGAACATTTTATGAACCAGCACTTAATACATCAAAACATACTAGTGTGCCTACATTTAAGACAACAGATACATATCCAAGACCAACAGGTAGTGTATGGTTAAAGACTACAGAACCAGGTGGTGGCGCAAAATTAGCCTTAAAGAAATATAATTCAGATAGCAAATCTTGGGAATCTATTACAGTTCCTATGCATAATTTTAATAATCAAGCTATTTTTGATTTAGATAAATCAGGCGGTGTAAATATTCCAGTAGGAGCAGTTTATGCGAAATTGAATCCTGATGAATTAAGTCAAACAGTATTTGGAACTAATGCTATTGATCTAGCCAAAGTTTTACTTCTCAGAAAAAGAGCAAGTGGATCAACAAAGGCAAGTAGTGTAAAAGTTACTAATACCACATTCACGCCTGGAACTCAAACCTTTCAAATTACTGAGTCAACTGCTGGTAATGTTAGTTTATCAACTTTAGTGACTGTTACAGTAACCTTAGTAGGTAGTACTGAAGACGCAGATATCATTGCTGGAGCAATTAATAGTGTTGGATTGGTAAATGTAAGATGTGAAGTTGATGCACAAAATAGAGTTAATATCTATCATAAACTAGGTGGGGAAATAAGACTTATAGATAGTAATGGCGGTGTACTTTCTGATTTATTCGGAAATGAACCTAATCCTAATTTATACCCCAATATTGGCCCAGTTTATGATTACACAATTTCCTTATGGGAGCCATTGAGGTTCACTGCTAGTGCAGACGCCCCAACAAGTTTAACAGATGATGGCACTTTGTGGTATAGCAGTATTGTAGATGAAGTAGACATTATGATTCATAATGGTACTACATGGGTAGGATACAAATCATCTTTAAACACATCATTTTCAG